GCAGGATAAATAGCTTCATCAATATTAAAAGTTGAAATATTAGAAGTATCAATAGACCAAGTCCCATTAGAACCAGCAGCATCACCAATACCAATCATTCTTTGTTCTGGATCAAAACCAGTAACAATTGAACCATTTGAATCAAACCATTTTAACATAGTAGAAGTTCCAATATTGAGTTTAGAAGCATCCCAATTAGTAGCCAATGTTTTAATAGGTGCAACATTACCCTGACCAAAAGCAATAGAAACAGCATCGCCTTTTTGAGGAGCTTTCAAACAAGCAGTAAAATAATCTTTATATTTATTTACTTTAAAAGGCTTACCATAAATATTACTAGCACTAAAATCATTATTATTAAAAGTTGGAAATTGTTCAACAAGACTAACAACAGGATTATCACCAGTAGGAACCAATACAGGATCCGAAATATTTTCATTTCTAAACCATTCATTAACAACTAAACCATAACCACGAATAGGTAAAGAATTAACATACAATAAACCACCACCAGGCGAACCAACAGGTAAACCAAAATAATCAGCAATAGATCCAGATTGAACAGGATTAGCAGAAGTAATTTTTATTTTAGGAACACTAGGAGTAGAAGAAGGTGCCCATGCACTGTTTACATTCTCACCCATGACTTCATTCCAACGCTTATATACTAAACGATTAGGAACAAAGAAATAATAAGTATCTAAGAATAAATTATCCATAATTGGTCTAACAAAAGGAACACTAGTTCGTATAACAATACTAGAAGAAACATTAAAACTATCACCAGGATAAATTTCTTGAACCAAAAATGGAATTAAATCAGCTTGATTAAACATAGTTTTATAACTATGAGATAAATCAAAACGACTACGAGGAACATGTATAGAAGGTAAATTACTAATCTTCAACAACATCACCTGGCAAAGCTAATTTTACCTTATCACATAATTCAATAACACCATTATCTGAACTATAATAACCAATCAAAAAACATTCAAAATCACTTTTATTTTTAGTATTAGAAGATACAAAATAACGGATTGCACAATCTTCATTAAAAAAAGTCATAGGAGCTGTATATTGTTTAGCCACCATATCATAAAAAACAATTAAAACCACCTTATTCATTATAAACTAATACCTCCACGACCAAAAACTTTTTGTAAATTCATTGGATGAACATACATAGCAGTATTTTTAAAATTTCTCTTATTTCTCCACTTCTTTAATTTGAATCTTTTCATCTTTTACCTCACTTTTATTTTTAATTAAATTTGAAACTTCTTGCAACTTAATATTCAAGAACTTCATAAATTCTACATCACTAACATTATCAGACACACCATATTTATTACGAAGCTCACCAAGAGAAGCTTTAGATTTCATCAACAACTCTAAATCATCTTTTAAAGAAATATCAGGAGCATCTTGAACAGGAACAGTAATATCAGCAACAACATTAAAAAATTGATTCTCATCACCACCTAAATCCAAAAACTTATTTAAAATTCGATCAATAGCACAATCTTTATTAGATTGAATTTCTTCATAAGTATCAATTTTTCCTATAATCTTTAAGGAATCAGTATCCTTATCATAAGCATATTTAGGAACTAAAGAAGAAAAAGAAACACCTTTAAATTTAGATTCATTTTCTTCTTTTTCTGCAATAAGCTTTTTTTCAAAATCAGTCATAATTTAATATTTAAACATCCTTTCAATCTTTGAATAATCACGATCATCACCATATAATAAATCAGCTTTAACCTTACGCTGTTTGCGAAGCTCATTAAGAGCAAAAATATAATCAGGATTAGATTCTATTTTTTTTAAAAAATAACGAGGAACATGTTGCCTCTTTCCATTAAACCAAATGGAATCAGTAGCAACAAAATCACCAGGTCGCTCCATAAAATAACCTAAACCAATACCAGGTTTCTTACTCATTAAATTAAATGGCGCCAATAAATCATCACTTAAAACATTCAATTTTTGCATATATTTGGCACAATATTTCGCACTAAATGAAGTTATATCACCAACAGAAACAAATCCTAATCCCCATTTATTCTCAAGAAATTTAGAAATATAAATAAATTGACCTTTACCTGTCTTTTTAAAAAAAACTAAATCATCTGGTCTATAACCAAAAATCAATAAATGATAATGAGGACGCTTTCCTTTAGAACCATATTCACCACAAGCAAAATACCTTAATTTACGAGGTTCTAAAGAACGACGCAAACGCTTAACAAATAACTGCAAATCTCTTTTAACTAAAGATACTGGATTATCTCTATATGTTAAAGTCAAAAAACAACAATCTTCAGGTTTCCATAACTGAAGCTCACACATACAACGCCAAGCCCATTCATTAGAATATTGTTCACAACATTCAGGGCACTTTCCACAAGGTGCAGTAAATACAGAATCACAAAATTTAGAATCATCCTTCAACTTATCATACTCAAACTTTTTAATTATCTGAACATGCTGTTCACCTGCACCTTTATCAAACCAACGATAAAAGAAAAGAGGATTCATACACATTTTTAATCTACCTCATATTCTAAACACCATTTACCATTTCTTTTAATAAACAATTTAGCAAAAGAATTTTCAAAAACAAAATTATCAAAACAAGTAAAAGCTTTAGGTAATTCATTAGCTAAAAAATAACATTCAATTAAAGCATCATCACAAGAAGAAGAAACAACCTTATAAACACATTCATCAATTCCTTTCATAAACAACAAACTCCACATCAATATTATAAATGATTTATTATATGGTGTCAATAAACATTATATAATCAAGTAATAAAAATAATGTAAGACTTTCATTGATTGAGAAATGGAGCCCAAAACACCCAATTCTCAATCAATGAAAACTAAATAAAACTTAAGTAATACAAGCTGCATTTTGCTCTTCAATAGCTTTAACAAGATTAGTTCCATAATCTTTACAACCATCATAGAGCTCAACACCTTCAATCATTAAAAAATCATAATAATGAGGATCATTAACTTTTATATAATTCATCAATTTAGTATAAGAATTAAATAAATGTAAATTCTCGTTATCATCATAATATTCATATTTCTTTTGATTTTGTTTCATTATCATAATCCTTTATCAATAAATTTTGATAAAACTTGAGTATTATTATCAATAGCTTCTTTTAAAGAATCAATCTCTTTTTTATGATTTTCATCTTTTTTTTGCATATAAAAAAACAATACTAAACACATAACAATAGGAAATCCATAAGAACTAATCAAAGTCAACAAATTATCAAAAGACATGATTACCTCTCTTACGATATTCACGATACAAATATTCATTCATAATATCATGAACATCTTTAACATCAACACCAAACTTTTTAGCAAACCTATATTCAACATCTTTATTATAAATATAATTACGATCAATATTATATTCACTTTTAGCATACATAGCATCTTTTTTAATTCTAGCAAGTTCTGAACCAATTTCAATTCTAGCTAATCGATATTTATCTAAAGAATCAACCATTTTAGAATAAGCACTATTTTTTTCTGAACCTAACTTATCTAATAAATCCAAACGAGATTCACCAAGAGCAATTTTCTTTTCGTTAATATCTGCTAATTGATTTAAATAATTTAATTGTCTTTTATCTTTGGCAACATCACTAGCAACATTAGAAACCATCTTACCAATCGAAGCCAAAATATTAGCAACCATACCAAATCCTGAATTATTAGATTTAAAAGCAGAAACACCAGGAGAAGATGCAGAAGCACCACCAGAACCTAAAGAAAGAGCAGGATTATAACCAGCAGCAGCATAATCACGAGCTTCTCTTTGATGAGCAGTAGATGCCATATAAGCATTATATTGTTGACCTAGAAAGAGTTCCTGTAAAGTTCTTTGATAATCTAAATTACCAGTAAACATATTAGAAAGTCCTTCTTTCCATCCAGCATAATCTAAAGTACCAGAACTAGAATTTTGAGGATTAATCATCCCAGAATAATCACCAACAGAAGAATAAGCATCACTAAAATCATAATTATTTTGCATGATTCACCTCTTAAGAATGATCGACTAAACCAGGAATACCATAAGTTGGAAGAACACGAACAGCACTAATTTTATGATAAACATCCATAACAAAATTAGGAATTGTAGAAGAAGGTGCAGCCAAACAACGATCTAAATTTTCACTTCCTTCATGAATAAAAGTATCATTTAATTGAGGAGTATTTGTGAAAGAATCACCTAAATGCCAAATATCAAGACCATTATTTAATACTGATTTTAGAGCACCAGTAATTTTACCAGGCTTAAATCTTAAATCAGCATATGCTTCATTATAACCGAATACATCATCTGGACTAGAAGTAGTTCCCATAATTTCTTTATAATAAACTGGTTGTTCGCCAATAAAAGCAAAACTAGGATCATAATAATCATATCTAGAAGTTCTAGACCAAAACTTCTCAAGCATTTGTTGATATGTATGTTTTTGTCTTACACAACAAAGACCAATAACAAAACCATGTTCAACAAAACCCTTTTTAAATCCAGAAATACCATTAGTCAAAGATAAAGCGGAAACTTGACCTTGATAATTAGTAGATGATGTTCCAGAAGTTTGAGCAATTTGAGAAACATTTAAAGGAATTCTTCTACCACCTAAAAATTCAGGTCTTTGCAAACGAGAATCAGGACTTATAACACCAAAATGATTATATAACAATTCAACATAACGAGTACCACCACGAGCATCTTTCTCTAACATTCTTTGTAAAGCAAAAGCATACCTCAAATCATTAACATTCGCAATTTCCAAACCATTCAAATCAGCACCTAAATTAGCAGGATAAATAGCTTCATCAATATTAAAAGTTGAAATATTAGAAGTATCAATAGACCAAGTCCCATTAGAACCAGCAGCATCACCAATACCAATCATTCTTTGTTCTGGATCAAAACCAGTAACAACTGAACCATTTGAATCAAACCATTTTAACATAGTAG